CCGGCGTGGGCTGTGGCTGGCACATATGAGCGCGACAAGGTGGAGCGCGTCAACTCCGGGGCCGCGACCAACGTTGCCGTGGCGGGCCTGATCGGCATCCAGAACGCGCTGAAAGAGCCTTATCAGGCTGGCGCGTCTTGGGCGATGAAGCGCACCACTTTTGGCGAGGTGCTCAAGCTGAAATCGACCGACAACTACCACTTCCTGAACCTGACCGTTGCGCCGGGCAATCAGAATGTGGAGATGCGTATCCTGCAAAAGCCGGTCACCTTCATGGATGACATGGCCGCCACCGGAACCGGCGGGGCAATCATCGCAGCCTATGCCAACTGGCGCCAGTTCTACACCGTCGCGGATCGCGTCGGCCTGCAGGTGCTGCGTGACCCCTTCACCAACAAGGGCTTCATCACGCTGTATACCTACAAACGCGTTGGCGGCGACGTGACTTCGTTCGACGCGGGCAAGCTGCTCGTCGCGGCATCGTAAGGAGGGCCGGGTAATGTTTGACCAGAAGACTGAACTGAACATCGTTCGCATGGGGGGCGCCACTCTTTCCGGCACCACTCCGGCGAACACCTCGCTGGTGGATATGCAGGGCTATGGGGCCCTGACCGTCCTGCTGACCACGGGCACCGTCACCGATGCTGGTGCGGCTGCGGGCTTCACGCTCAAGCTGCAACACAGCGATACCACGGCGGCGTCTGACTTCGTGGACTGCGCTGCGGCTGAAATCATCCCGACCAGCGCCGGGGCCACCACCCTGAGCGTCACCGCCGATGCAGACGACGACAAGGCCATTGGCACCATCGGATATCGCGGCAACAAGCGGTATGTCCGCGCCGTCATCACCGGCACCACGCTGACCGATGCCGTTGTTGTCGTGTTCGGCATCCGTGGGCACTTCTCGCAGCAATCGGCGCCGGTTCCGGCGGTCACCACTCCGACAGCCGCGACCTGAGTTATGGTGTCGGGCGGCGTGTTCCGCCCGCATCCATAGCCCAGGGGGTGCCATGATCCGCGATCAGCGATACAACCGCAAGACCGTCAATGTTATCAGCGTCCGGGATGAGGACGTGCTGACCATGGCCGAGGTCAAGGATTTCTGCCGCCTGTCCGATGACCAAGACATGCCGATGCTCAATATCTTTCGCGCCGCTGCAATTGAAGCGGCTGAGCAATTCACTTCTCTGGCCATCCGCGAGTTGACCATTGATCTGACGCTTGACGGCTTTCCGTATTGCGATGATGACGCACTTGTGAGGCTGGGGCCGGGCACCCACAACGTCCCGCCGTCCTTCGTGATGGGCCGGTGGGATACCATCGAACTGCCTCGCCCGCCTGTTGTTTCGATCACCTCAATCACCAGCTACAACCGCGCCAATATGGCAGTCGTGATGGATGCTGCGGCGTATCGGCTGGTGGATTTCCGCGCCGTGCTGAATGAGGGCTACTCATGGCCGTCCGATCTGCGCGATCAAGCCGCAGTTGTCGTGCGCTATGTCGCTGGCTACGGGCCGATGCTGCCTGCGCCGATCAAGGTTGGCATCTTGCAGCACATCAGCGCGATGTATGATTGCCGGGCGGGCTGCGAAATGCCGGTTGCGGCACGCGGGCAGATGCAGCCGTATCGCATCATGGATGGTCTGGCATGGTAAGCTGCTGCGGCAAATACGCGACGGGCGATCTGCGCAGCAAGATCACCATCCAGCGCAAGACGCGCACCAGCGATGGTGCAGGCGGCGTGACCGAGACGTGGGACGATATCGCCACAGTCTGGGCCTCATGGGTGCCGGGGGCTGGATCAGAGGTCTGGCGGGCGCAGCGGGTCAACCCGCTTGTCAGGGTCAAGGCGGCAATCCGGTTTCGGGGCGACAGCTTCGGGGCGCCGTATTACGGGCCGCAAGACCGGGTATTCTATCGGGGTCGGTATCATGCCGTCATCTCGGTCGTGGACCCTGACGACCGGCGGGAATGGCTGGAATTGATGCTGTCCGAGGGGGCGCCATCATGACGCAGATCAAGATCGACCTGTCCGGGCTGAATACGCTTCTGGGCCAGCTGAAACAGCTTGGCGCAGATGCTGAACAGGCGGTTGCCGAAACCGTGTTTGACGTGGCGACCGATACCCACACCTTCGCGGTGCAAGGCATCCAAGAGGGGCCAAAGACCGGCATCACCTATTACCGCATGTATGATGCAGACGCTGGATATTACAAGGTATATGCGGGAGACCCAAACGCATACGGCCCGTCAAAGTTGGTTGCCGTATTTAAAGAGGGCGGTGAAAATCTAAGCCCGACGCATCAGGCATCGGCGCCGGGGCAGTATCCGGCGACCGATACCGGGCGTCTGGTGTCTTCTGTGCGGATGCTGCCTGATGTTGGCACTTCATATGTGGTGGGTACTAATGTTGAGTACGGAAGATGGTTGGAATTCGGCACGTCCAGGATGGCGGCGCGCCCATGGCTGCTGCCGTCATTTGAGCGGGCGAAGATCGGTGTGGAGCGCGAGTTGCGCGCAAGGCTGGAGGCGAAGCTGTGAGTGTTCGGAAGGACCGCAAAGAAGGCACTGTCGGGCTGACCGTTGGATGGATCAACGGCGCGCTGCGGGTGATGACGCAAGACGGGGAGCCTATCGCTGGCGTTCTGGCGTTCGATCTAGCGGCGGCGCCAGAGGATATGACCTATCTCAATGTTGAGGTCATCATGCACGTTCCGAAGCAGGATGCCGAAAATGGCAACTGAAGGTCTGATCCTGAAGGTGTCCATAAAGATGCCGAAATTCCGTCTCAAGGTATTTGCTGCGGCTATCGCAGTGCTGGGTCGCGGGCACGGCTACGGCCTTGTCAGTGAGGCTATGGCGAACCGTATTGCGAACGCGATCTGGGAATGGGTCAAGCGCGGGCTGAAAACCCATGTCGTTTGAATTCCCCGCCCAGCAAGCCATCTACACCGCGCTGAATGGCAATATCGCCGCCACGGTCTACGATGACGTGCCGATACTGCCGAGCGGCCAGCCAGCGGCGAATTTTCCGTATGTCGTCGTCGGGGAAACGACTGCGGCGCCGTGGGATACCGATGATCGAACCGGGGCATCCATCACGGTCACGCTGCACATCTGGTCGCGGTATGCCGGGATGAAGGAAGCAAAGCAGATCGCAAGCGCGATCTATGCCATCCTGCACCGCGCCTCGCTGACCATCACGGGCAACCACGCCGTTGATTGCCTCTATGAATTCTCGTCGTTCACGACCGATCCTGACGGCGAGACCCGGCATGGGGTGCTGCGGTATCGCATCACGCTGCAAGACGCCTAGCGCCGTTTTTGGTGTTATGGTATAACGTAACAAAATCAGCTTAGGAGGCCGGGATGGCTGGCGCAAACGGACGTGCACTTACGATTGACTTTGATGCGGTGACGCTGGTTGGCGTGCGCACCAAGGGCTACACGATCACCAATGATTATGTGGACGTGACCACGGATGACGATGATGGCTGGCGCACGCTGCTGGCCGATCCTGGCCTGCGGTCCGTCGAAGTCACGGCGGGCGGCATTTCGTCGGACCAGACGATCCTTGCGGAAATCATGAAGGCGAACATCACCGGGGAGCCGCTGTCTATTGGCCTGCCGACCACGACCGGCACGCTTGCTGGCACGTTCGTCGTTTCCTCGTTTGAGCAGACCGGCGAGCATGACGGCGCCGTTGAATTCACCGCGACGTTCATGTCGGCTGGCGTTGTCACCTACACGGCGGGCACCTGATGCGGTCTTTCACCTTCGATCACAACGGCCAAGAGCATACCCTGAGCGCCACCTTCGCGGCGGCTGAGGAAATAGCGCAGAAGGTTGCCGATCCGCTGTTCATGGCGCGGGAGGCATCCATCGAGGCGCGCATGGCCGAGGCTGGGCTTGTCTATCAGCCGAAATTCATCTTCTCGGTTGCCAACCTGCCGTTGATCCTCGGGGCGGGCCTCAAGGCGGCTGGATCAACGCTGACCCGCGATGCCGTCAAGGCGATGGTCTTTGACATGGGGCTTGTCGAGGCCAAGGATCTGGCATCCCGGTATGTCGCCATGATCGTGACGCCGAAATCTGAGCGGCCCGTTGAGGCAGCCGAGGGTGACGCCACGCCGGGGGAGTGACTTGGGCGGTCTTTGCGCGCCGGGCGTATCAGGCCGCCCGTGACTGGGGCATACAGCCGTCTGATTTCTGGACCCTTTCCCCGGCGGAATGGTGGGCTGAATTCGATGCGAAGATGGAAGCGCACGACCGGATTGAGGAAACCGTAGGCAAGGCAGGCAAGCCGAAGCAGGCGGGCTTCACGAAGGCGCAATGGGATGCCGCCCGCAAGGCGCATACCGAGAAGATGAGGCAGAAACTGTGACCGAGCTTTCAGCGCTGAACGTCAGGATCAACGGCGATGCCTCGGGCGCTGTATCTGCTGCGGCGTCCACTGTCAGCGCGCTTGGCAAGGTCGATGCGGCGGCTGCGAAGGTTGGCGCGTCTGTTGAGAAATCCACTGGTGCGCTGGCACGGTTCGGCAAGTCTGCAAGTGGGTCATCTCTGAACGCGCAGCAGTTCGGATGGCAAGTCAGCCAGATGGGCCAGAGCATCGCGGCGGGAACCCCTGCAATCAACGCGATCACGATGCAGCTTGGTGACTTGCTGCCGTTGATGGGCATTGGCGGATTGGCTGGTGTTGCTGTCACAGCCGCTGGCGTGATGATCCCCCTTGCCGCGTCCTTCCTGTCCGGTGAGGATGGAGCCAAGAAGCTCGCCAATGCCTTGGATGTGTTGCGCGAAAGCACCGACGCGGTAAACGCATCTACCAAGACGTATACCGCAGAGGGCGTTGATGGGCTGCGCCAGAAGTATGGCGAGTTGACAAACGAAATCCTTAGCCTTGTGGAAGCGCAGCGCCTGCGGGCGATTTCCAAGGCTGAGGAAGGCGCGATAAACGCTGTTCGGGCGCTGGCGCAGGAGTATCGGCTTGTTGCGCTTGAGGCCGGTTCAACCGGGCGTCAGGCGGAACAATCGTTCTCCGTCATGGCGAACCAGCTTGGCATCACCAAGGATCAGGCGCGCCAGCTTTCGGCGGCCATGTATGAATTCAAGCAGGCTGATAGCTTTGAGAAGCAGGCATCGGCGCTGACCAAGATGCGCACCTTGCTTGAGCAGAGCGATGCCGAAACGACTACGCTCCTTGACAGCGTCATGGATGCCGAAGACGCGATGCGCCAGCTTGCGAAGTCTGCGCCGGAAAGCGGATGGCTTAACGCCGCGATTTCGCAGGCGTCTACGCTTGCCAGCACGCTCTGGGATGCGGTTAGGGCCAAGGCGGCGGTGGCTGGGCCTGATTACGCCAATATGGATGACGACCGCAGGCAGGCGATTGAGGAAAACCGCGCCGGGATGCAGGATGCCCGTGCTGTAACGCTCAAGCGCACGCAGAAAAGCTGGCTTGATACTTACAATAAGCCTGGGAAGAAAGGCGGGGGCGGCGGCAAAGCCAAGGAAAACCCGCTGATCGACGATCTTGAGCAGCTGCGCGAGAGCCTGCTGACCCAAGAGGCGGCGCAAGTCGAGAGCTACATGCGCCAGCAAGAGACGCTGCGCAGCGCGCTGGAGCAGAAGCTGCTGACGCAACAGGAATACAACGCGCTGATGGAGCAGGCGCAGACGCAGCACCAAGAGGCTATGTCTGATATTGACGTGATGCAATACGGGACTGGCCTCGAGAAGGCCGCCGCATACTTTGGGGCAATTTCAGAGGTTATGGCCACTGGAAACAAGAAGATGATGGCCATCTCTCAGGTCTTTGGCGCAGGGCAGGCGCTGATAAGCACGTATATTGGCGCAGCAAAGGAACTGGAAAAGGGAACGTTCGGGTTCGCATCTGCGGCAGCAGTTATTGCAAAGGGCATGGCCTTTGTCGGGGCAATCAAAGGGGTTGGCGGCGGTGGTGGTGGCGGGCGCGGTGGTTCAAGCGCCGCAGCCGCAGGGGGCAGCGCGCAGGCGCCGCAGCAGGTCAATTTGAATACATATGGCGGCGGTGATTTCATCAGGGGCGCCGATTTTGGAATGATGCTTGACAAGCTGAACCAGGAAGCCGGTGATCGTGGCTACAAGCTGATGTGGAACCCTTCATGACCATTGCAATCGCCGCAGCCCGCACGACCGCCCTTGCTGATGAAGTCAACAACCCATTCGTGGCGTGGAACAACTTCGGCGCCGATCCATCCGTGACGCTTGGCGGCACTGCCGTCTTGACCGGCGGCGAGCGGGCCAATGCCGTGACCGGATCGACCTATGACAAGTGGCGCCCTGATGTGACCGGGGCCAATGCCTACCTTTCGTTTGACCTCGGGATTTCCGTCAACGTCAGCTTCGCGGCGATCTGTGCGCATAACCTTTCCGATTTCGGCGGCACGGTTGCGGTGCAGAAATCAGTGGATGGCGTGGAGTGGGGAGACGCATTCGGGCTTGAGTGGATCACTGTCGGGCTATGGGATGATGCTATTCCAACCGCCGAGGATACTTGGACTAATATAACTGACAATGGCAGCGTAACTCCCACCGATAACACGCCGATTGCGTGGCGTATGCCTACGGCAGGCACGGCGCGGCGTTACTGGCGGTTCAACTTCACCGGCCTGACTGCGGGTGATCTGCTGTCTGTCGGTGTGGCCTTCATCGGCACTGATCTGGTGATCCCGCGCCGGTTTTATCAGGGCTTCGCGCCGATCCTGACGCCGACCGAGGTGCAGCTGCAATCCAACGTGAGTGTCGGTAACGAGTTGCTTGGTTCCAGCGAGGTTGGGCTTGGTTCGACGCTGGAAGTGGAGATTGCCAATCTGCCGCCAGAATTTGTGCGAGGGCTGAACTGGCTGGCCTTTCAGCGTCACTTCAACAGCGGCGGCGGGGCGTTCTTCGCATGGCGCCCGGCGAAGTATCCCGAAGATATCCACTACATCTGGCGCAATGGCGCCACAATCCGCCCGGTCAATTCTGGCCCGCGCGATCTGATGAGCATCCGCATGGAGGCACAGGCGCATAATGCTTAAACGCAGGCCGCAGACCATCGTTGAAATCGACTTGCCGTATTGCACCCGCACGTTCGGGGTGTTCCCGTGCGGCGCCGCGCTTGGGGCCGCCGAAACCCGCACCAATACCCTGCTTTGGTCAGAGGCGTTTGACAATGCGGCATGGACCAAGACCCGTGTAACGGTTTCGGCCAATGCGGTTGCGGCGCCCGATGGCACCATGACCGGGGACAAGCTGGTCTGTGATGTGTCGGTTGCCGCCACGCACCCGTGTTCGCAGACATTCGCCGTCACTGCGGGGCTGACCTACACCGCGTCGGTGTTTTTCCGCGCCGCAGAATTTGATGCCATCCGGCTTCAGTTCGCGGCCACGGGGTTTGGTGTCGCGCAGAACGCGAATTTCGATCTAAGCGACCAAAGTGCGACGGTCATCAGCGGGACACCAACGGCACGGATCAGCGCCACGGAAAGCCCGCTATGGATGCGAGCCGAAATGACCGCCACGGCCACGGCGACGGCAACTGCGACATTCACCATCTACCCGCTGGATAACGCCGGGGCGATCAGCTTCGCGGGAGACGGGGTGTCAGGGCTGTATCTGTGGGGCGCACAGGCAGATGAAGGCACGCCAGCGTCAGACTACAAGCCGACCACGACTGCGGCTGTCAGTGGCGTCTATGCGGGCGCTGTGGCGAAGTGCTTCAACAGCCGGTTCACGTGCGCATTTGCCAGCGCATATGACGCGGGCACCAAGACCGTCAGCTTTTGCTACAATCAGGACGGTGTGCCTGATGTGCCCGGCATGTTCCCGGCGCTGAAATCCGTCAGCACCAGACCGGGCGAGTTGAACCTGTCAGGATTTGACCCGAAGTCGAACGCGCTGGGCAAGCGGGCGCGGTATACTTGGGCCATCCAAGACTTCATGAACAATGATACATGGCTCGACAAATACCAAGAGGAACGGGAAAGCGGCGCCGCGCTGGCGTCTGGCATCGGATACAAGACCCTGACCCGTGGCCGGTTCCTCTCGCGCATGGTGGCGCGCTGGCCCTATTACCCTGGGCTATCGGCGCGGATCAGGCGCGGCTATGTCGGGGATACCATCTCATCCATGCCGACCGAGCATTGCGTGTTGAGCGAATTGACCGGCCCTGACGCGGGCGGCGAATTGGTGGTGACGGCCAAGGACATTCTTGATCTGGCCGACAATGACAAGGCCGTCTATCCAAAGGCATCGCTGGGCAAGCTGGCCGATGATCTGGATGAAGCCGCCACAACCGCGACACTGGAACCGGCTGGCATCGGGAATGACGATTACCCGGCCAGCGGGCTTGTGCGGATCGGGCGCGAAATCATGGCGTTCACCCGCAGCGGCGACGTGCTGACGCTCACGCGCGGGCGCGAAGGCACAGACCCGCAGGACCATTCAGCTACTGACGTGGTGCAGATTTGCGGCGTCTTGGACGGGCTGACGTTCAATCAGGCAATCGAGACGATCCTAAAGGATGACACCACCGAATTCGACGCCTTCATCCCGACGGCTGATTGGCAGGCCGAGAATGACACATGGCTGGCTGGCACGACCATTGGCCGCGTCATCGTCCCCAAGCCGACCGGCAAGGCGCTGCTGGTGGGTGAAATCTGCCAGCTTGGCGTGATGGTCTGGTGGGACCCGGAAGATCAGGAAATCAAATACAAGGTCAACGCCCCGCTTCTTCCGGACGAAACCTATTACGAAATAAGCGATGCAGCATCGCTTGTTCGGGGGACGCCGGATGTGGACAGGGCCGAAGATCAGCGCGCCTCTGCGATCTGGTTCTATCATGGTATCCGTGACTGGACCGATGACACGCTTGCGGCGCGCAATTTCAATAAGCTGGTCATCAGCGCGCCAAGCGAGAACCTGTATGGGCAAGAGGCATACAAAGAAATCTTCACGCGCTGGTTCGGCAGGGCTGGCGATGACGGCGCCGCATCCATCATCGGGGAGCGACTCCTGGCCCGCTATATCAACGTCCCGCGCATCGTCAGCGGCGAGCTTGATGTGAAGGATCGACCCGGCGTCAAGCTGGCGTCAAGGGTGACGGTGGAAAGCTACGTCCTGCAGGATATCGACGGCGCCACGCTGGCGGTGCCAATGCAGATCAACTATGCCGAATATACCGGCGATGACCGGGTGAAGTTCCGCGCGGAAGAATACCGTATCGACGGGCGGTTTGCGTTCTGGATGGATGACGGAACCGCGCCGATCGACTATGATAGCGCCACCGATGCGCAGAAAGCGACAGGGGCGTTTTGGGGCGATGACACGCAATCCGACTTTGGCGACGGGCAGGGCTTCATGGTTTGGTTTTGAACATGCCGCGTCTTGTGTAGCCAAGTTCGTCCATTGCCGCTATCCGCGCCATAAGCGCCACGCCAAAGCAATCGGTGTAAGCCAATACCCTTGGCTTGCCCGCGTCGCCGATCCTAGCCTCCCACTTCCTGAATTTGCTGATAAACCTAACCCCAGTAACGCCGCTGGTGTTGGCGCTGTTGTGGCCAAGGTTTCGTTGGTTTTGCGCAGGGTCAACAACCCGTAGGTTGGATATCCTGTTGTCCACCTTGTTGCCGTTTATGTGGTCTATTTGCTTGTCTGGCCACTCTCCGTAGTAGTGCGCCCAGATGACGCGATGTGCCAAAAGGTTCACCCCCATGACGGCGCCTTGCAGGTATCCCTTGTTCATTGTTGAGGTGAACGCAGTCTTTCCGGCGCGTGCCTTGTCAAATGTAGGAACGCCTCTATGCTTCCATACTAACTCGCCAGTTTCAGGGATATAATGAAGCAGCTTGCGAACATCCGCCGGAGATGGCATTGTCTTTTCCATTCGAGCATCTTCCTATGCTTGGATCATGGCCCCGGCGCTTGCAGGCGTGCGGGGTCTTTTCATTATGCGCATATGTGTTCCAAGGGCAACGTCTTTCGTGTATGGTCTTGGAAAAGATGAGGTGAGAAATGGCAACGTATAACGCAGCGGCGGTAAGCGATACCGCCATCGCATTTAAAAAGCCGATCACCCTGCAGCAAGGCAGGGCGCTGAGGGACAACCCGCTTGCCATCGCCGAACACGCCAGCGGGGCGCCACGGATTGCAATTCCGATTGATGGCAATGACGGAACGACCGTTACCTTCTCGGGGCTGGGAAGCTACGGCGGGCTTGAGGCAACCATCTTCTGGAACGGCTTTGGCACGACGGACACGCAGACGCTTGATGTGGAGTTCTCGGACAACGGGACCACGTGGTATGGCACGACGACGCTGCTTTCCTTCGTCGCGCAGACCGGCAACCGGGTTTCGGAATTCTGGGTGGATTTCGACAGCACCGCATGGGGCCAGATCAGAATGAACATGGCGACGGGCGGCAACTCCGGGGCGCAGGAAATCGCGCGCCACGACAGCGGCACGATCACCGGGCTTTCGCTGGCCGTGACCCATGTGCGCTTTGTCGCAACCGGCGGCTCTGACATGGCGGTGAAGCTGAAACCAAACGGGGGCATTGCGTAAGGCTTCCCGCGCGCAAAACGATATGGTATAACATTTCCAAACATTGGCGGGGCTTATGGAATACCTCATTCACAAGCGCGGAACGACTTGGCGGGCGTGGTTTACGCTGCCTGAACTGGTCAGCACATATGACCGGGTATCCGCTGGATGGGTCTGCGGGCGCCAGAGCGGGACGTTTGAAGTCCGGCTTGGCAGCACAAACCGCGTTGAACTCACCGCCACGGCTGATGACACGGCGGAATGGCCGCTGGGCGTCCTGAATTGCGCGATCAGCTATGGCATCGGCGCCGAAGCTGTCGAGACGCATAATTTTGAAATCTATGTATCGCGCGAGGTCGCATATGACTGACTTGACAGATTCCGGCGGCGGCAAGGACGGCCTTAGCGCGCTTGAGGTGCTGAACCTTTACCGGGTGAGCATCGGGCAAGCGCCGCTTGATGATGCCGGGTACGCCGCATACATCGTCGGCCCGCCGGGCGTCATCGTGGACCCCAATGCGCTGCCGTGGGACGCGGAAACGATCTACGCCGTATCGTCGCTGGTCACCTATTCCGGCAGCGTCTGGATTGCCATTCGGTCCACTGCGGGCGACACACCGGAAACCGGCAGCGACGCTTGGAACGTCTTTATCCCCGGCGTGGATATCGCGCTGTATAACGAGTTGCTGGCGGCGGTGGAAGATATCCGCCTGCAGGCTATCGAGGATACCGCCGCACAGGTAGCGCTGGCAAACACTGCCCGTGTAGGCGCGGAAACTGCCGAGACCAACGCTGAATTGGCGCAGGCGGCGGCAGAGCTTGCCCTTGCCGAGACCGAGGCTGTCGCCGCAACGGCTGGCCGGTTTGAAAGCACCGCAGCCGGTCTGGCTGGCACGACCGTTGGCGAAACCTTTTGGGTCTATGACGGGCAGTATCTGTCGCTCTATCGCCATGACGCCGGGCCGGTGGCAACCGATCTGGACAATCAGCTGCCGCTGGCGCCCGTTGTGGAGGCCGCTGTTGCGCAGGTTGATGCCATTGATGTGCAGACGCAGGGCGTTCGGGCGCGGTCGCGCAGTGCCCCGATGGGCTATCTCTGGGCAATCATTGATGCCATGGGCAAGGCGGCGTTTGGTATCACACGGGATGGCGATGCGGCAGTGACGTCGCTGCTATTCCGGCAACAAACCATTCGCCGATCCGTGCTGCGCCCCGGCGCCGTCCGTGATGCCCTTGGCCGGATCGCATCATGGTATGATCCGCAGACCGGCGAATTTGCCGTTGCAGGTGGCATCCGGTTCGCGCCCAAGAAAGCCCGCCGCAAGACCAAGCCTTTCGCCTGGAGCGTGGCTGATGAGGATGGCCGTGTTGCCATTGGCGTTCGCGCGTCTGGCGAGGTGGATCTGATCCCGTCGCCCGAGGCTATCGCGCGGTTCGGCGGCGGCTATATCGCCCAGTCGCAATTCTCGACCTATGACGTGGCAAACGTGCGATCCCTGGGCGGTGGCACGCTCGTGGCTCTGCGCCAAGAGCCTGACATGGTTGTGCAGGACGTGCGACAGATCACCAGCTATTCGGTTGCCGTAGCGGAGCATCGCAATGCCCTGCAAGTGCTGCTGTTCTATGGCCAGTCAAACGCGGGCAACGTTGGCGTGACCAATGCCGTCATCACCGATCCGCTTTTCCCTCACAACTGCCTGACCTATTACGGGCTGCTTGAGGGCTTCCGGAATACCCCCTCAAACCCGGATCTCTACGTGGGCATCGAGCCGCTGCGTGATGCGGCAGACGAGCCGCCATTCCCCGCCACGATGACAGGCTTTGCCTATGAGGGTCAGGCGCGCGCGGAAACCGGCCATCCGACGCAGGGCGTGTTTGCGTTCACCTCATGGTATGGCGGCCAGCCGCTTACCGCGTTCGAGCGCGGGACGGTTCCGTGGGATAACATGATGATCGGCGCCAGCAAGGCGGTTGATGTGGCGGCACTGTATGGCCGTGAAGTCGAGTGCCCCGGCATTGTCTGGATACAAGGCGAACATGGGCCATTCACCGGATACAAGGCTCTGATGATTGCCCTTGCCGCTGACATTACCGGCGAGCTTCAAACGCAGATGGGGCTTGCATCGGCGCCGGAATTCTTCGTGGTGCAGACGAGCGAATACGATGATGCGGCGTCATCCGATACTGTGTTCCAAGACCAGTTCGAGGCAGCGCGCGATACGGCAGGCATCACCATGCTTGGGCCGATGTATCATTGCCCGCTGGATGACGCCATTCACCTCTCCCCGATTGGCCGCATGGTGCTTGGCGACACCCTGGCTGCGGCGATCCGCGAGTTTGAGGCCAATGGCAGCTTTGAGCCGCTTTGGCCCGCGTCCGCCTCTCTGGTTGGTGCCAATGTCACAATCACGTTCAACCGCCCCGTGGCGCGCGACGCTGATTGGGTTCTGACTGTGGATGATGACGGCTTCGTGGTCCGCGACGACAGCGGAACCACCGCGATCAACAGCGTGAACCTTTCCGGCAGTGAGGTGACGCTTGTTCTGGCGTCCGCCCCTGCTGGCGCAAACCCGCGTGTTGAATATGCCGTATACACCGATACCACCGCCGAAAACGGGTGGAGCAATGGCCGGGGCCTGATCTATAGCCCGACTACCATTCCGTCTTACTACGCCGCCCTTGGCTATGACGTGCCAGACATGGTGCGCCACTACGCCGTCCGTTTCATCGCAACGCTCTGAGGCCCAAAAATGACCAATGGCATCACCCTTGAAGGCATCACCTTCACCAACACGGACCTTCCGAGCGCTACCAGTTCGGATGACGTCATCAAAGCCGACCCGGATCTTCTGTTCTGGCTTCGCGCGGATCAGGACTTCACCACGCGATCCAGCGCCGAAATCCTGACATTCACGGATTATGCGGAAGGCGCCGCAACCTTCGCGGCCCAAGGCGCCAGCAACCGCGCCGATCTGGAAGATGGCCAGATTGCGGGCTATCAGGCCGCGCATTTCGAAACCGACCAGACCACAGTTTTCGATGGCTATGTGTCGTCAGGTCTGACGCTGAACAGCAATCAGGCCTTCACCTTCGCGGCTATCGTGCGGTTTGATACGGTTGGCGTTTCGCAATCCATCGTGGGGCGATACGCCAGCACCACCAGCCGCGCCGTGCTGCAGCTTTCGTCGGCAAACAACCCGCGCATCCTGGCACGGTCGCACTTCGCAGATGCTGCTACCACCGTGGCGGCGGGCGATTGGGAACTTATCATCGGATCGTTTGACGGCGCCAACACCGTTCGCATCTGGCACCGTGGTGCCGTGGCGTCCTCCGCGCTGGCAACGTCTGGCGATACCAGCACTGGCGATCTGCGCCTTGGCACGCTGCAGGGCACCGTATTCCAAGCCGCTGACATGGATCTGTCGGACGTCATCATCATTGGCCGTGAACTGCTGGCCGACATGACCGGCGACACGCTGCAGGCGATCATCGACGTAGCCGAAAACGTCTATGGCATCACCGTATCGTAAGGAGCTGACAGATGAAACTCACCGACGATGGCCGCAATCTGGTCGAAGATACCCAAAAGGCGCTGGCCATGGCCAAGGCTTCGCTGCGGGATGTGGCGCGGAACATGCGCCAGCTTGCGAAGCTGGACCGTGAGGCCGGGGAACTGAAAGCATCCAATGCCTCGATGCGGCTGGAAGGCGAGGCTCACCGGGCGCTGGGCATCATCATTGCCGCACATTCCTATGCCTCGGACGCGCTGCTGGACTATCACGCCGAAGATGGCGAGATCGTCATCATGGGCGGCGGTGGTGGGCGCTGATGCACTGGACGCAGGCCCTATACATCGGCCTGCTGTGCGTGGCGCTGGCTTGTAGCTGGCGCCAGCCATGGTCTGCGCTGATTGCTGCCGTGATGGTGGGCAATCTGGTGGCGACGATGACGCTTGCGCCCGATCCTATCGCGGTGGGTATCGCTGATGCGGTATCCGCCGCAATCCTGCTCTTGGGTAACACCCGCGCGCGCACCGTGGCGATGCTATTTAGCGTCATGATCCCCGTTTATGTGTCAGCTGATTGGCTGTTATGGCCCAACTACGCAACTTATGCGATTATCGACCTGATCGCGTATTTGCAGTTGGGGATTGTCGGTGGCTTGGATCGGGGAATTGGCCGTATCTGTCGGGCTGCTGCTCGACGCTGGCGCGGTCTTGCTGATCCTGCGTCACAAGGGGGTCACGCCGCTTTCGGTGTGGCGCCGATTTTGGCAAAGGGCGAGGTGACACATGAGCGGGGCTAACACCGCACTAATCGGCGCTGGCGGGGCTGTCATCGCCGCTATGGCAGGTGGGC